TATCTGAAGAGCTTGCCAAGCGCTACGGCAAAGAGCCTCGCGGCTTTTACGTTCCGTCCAGCATCTTCAAGCGCGATCTGACTGTCGGCACTAACACCGCTGGCGGCTTTTTGAAGCCTACCGACCATCTGGGCGGCGAGTTCATCGACGCGCTGCGCGCGAACCTGGTGATCTCAAGCCTGGGCGCTCGCATGATGCAAGGACTGAAGGGCGATGTCGCCATTCCCGCGCTGAACGCGAAAACGTCTGTCGGCTTTGTTGCCGAGAACACTGCACCTGGTGCAGAGGGCGCGCCTACGTTCCGTCAGGTAACGATGTCACCTAAGACTCTGGTTCAGTATGTAGACATCTCTCGCAAGCTGTCTATGCAGTCTGATCCTAGCGTCGAGCAGGTTATCCGCGACGATCTGACCCGCCAGTTCGCGGCCAAGATCGACGAAGTGGCAATCGAGGGCGGCGGTTCTAATGAGCCGACCGGCATCACTCAGACCAGCGGCATCGGTTCTGTTGCTATGGGCACCAACGGCGGCGCAGTTACTTACGCCAAGCTGGTAGACCTTGAGAAGGAAGTCGCAATCGACAACGCGCTGGCTGGTAATCTGGCATATCTCACTAACCCGAAAGTGGTCGGTGCTATGCGTCAGACTCCGCGCCAGGCGAGCGGCGTCGAGGGCAATTTCATCCTCAACGATAGCAACACTCTGTTGGGTTACAACGTAGCAAGCTCGACGCTTGTTCCTTCGGACTTGACCAAGGGAACCAGCTCCGGCGTTTGTTCGGCTGTAATCTTCGGAAACTTCAACGACTTGATGATCGGTATGTTCGGCGGTCTCGATGTGCTGGTTGATCCCTACACTGGATCGGCTACCGGCGCGACTCGAATCGCTATGTACCAGGATATCGATGTTGCAGTCCGACACGCAGAATCGTTTGCCGCGATTCTTGACATCACGACTTGATAGTCAAAGTGGCGCCCTTCGGGGCGCCTTTTCTTCGAGGTAAATATGAAGGTTAAATTGGTAAGCTCAATCGCCTGGAAGGGCGAACACCAGGAAGCCGGGAGCGCGCTCGATGTAAGCGATGCAGACGGCCATTGGCTCATTTCTCGAGGTCGCGCGGTCGCATGGACTGAAGCGAATCAAATCGACGCAGACAATCGCGCTGCGAAGCCCAAGGCAACCAGAAAGAAAGCGGCGAAGTAAATGGCGGTCGAAACCGATATCGAGCGAGCTGTATTTTTCAGCGCTGACGATTTCGGCGTGACGGCCACCTATACGCCAAGCGGCGGAGCTGCTGCCAGTATCACCGGGATTTTTGATGATGAATTTGAGCCCATCGAGGCGGGTGGGTTTGTCCCGGTAGCGAGCAGCGCGCCGATTTTTCATTGCAAGACCAGCGACGTTTCGGCGGCTGCCGAAGGTGATGCGCTGACGGTAAACTCAACGAATTACATTATCCGGGTCGTGATGGATGACGGCACCGGGACCACAATGCTCCAGCTCGAGAAACAGTAATGGCGCACGTTCGGAAGCAAATCCGCGACAATATCGTGACGACACTGACCGGGCTGGCGACTACCGGCAGCAACGTATACCGGACTCGGGTTTATCCCCTGGCTGAAAACAAGCTGCCCGGCCTGGCAATCTACACTGACACCGAAGAGGTCGAGGTCCAGACGATCAACCCACCGCGCACTCAGGTGCGAACGCTGACGATTACGGTCGACGCATTTGTCAAGGGGGTATCGAATTTCGATGACGATCTGGATACAATTAGCGAGGAAATAGAAGAAGCACTCGCGGCGGATATCACGCGGGGCGGCCTGGCAAAAGATACCAGGGTCGTGTCGTTCGATGCGGATTTCTCAGGCGAAGGGGATCAACCCGTCGCCATCGGAAAAATCGGCGTGACGGTTCAATATGTCACGCTCGAGAATGCGGTCGATACCGCCGTATAAAGGAGAGCATGACATGGCAAAACGAATTCAGGTGTGGCCCCCAGGCGGCGGCGACCCGATAACGGTTTATGAGCTTGACGCGGGTCGGCTCATAATGAACGGCTGGACTACTGAGTCAGCAAAGGCAAAACCGAAGGCGAAATCGAAAGATCGAGCCGCAACACCGAAAGCCGAGGAGGCAAACTAAATGGCAACACTTACGGGCAACAATGGAACCGTAAAGGTCGGCTCTGTCGCTATTGCGGAGATTCGATCTTTCAGCGTAGACGAGACGATGGACACCATCGAGTCGACCAGCATGGGCGATACTTATCGCACGTTCGAGACTTCACTGAAGAGCTGGAGCGGATCGGTCGATATCTTTTTCGACGATACTGACACGACCGGCCAGGGCGCCTTGACTGTCGGCAGCGAGGTTACTGTCAACTTCCAGGTTGAAGGCGACACAACTGGCGATCACTTGCTTTCTGGCGCGGCTATCGTGACCGGGCGCACGATCAATAGCTCTTTTGACGGTCTGGTCGAAGCCTCTTTGTCGCTCCAGGGCGACGGTGCGCTGACTGAAGGTACGGTAAGCTGATGGCCGCCGAGAAATCGAAGTCGCGCGCCATCCAGCGAGCGACTGAGCATTTCAAGGCAAAGCCGTTAAAGCGAATCGAGATCGAGGAGTGGGGCGACGAGGATGGGCCGATGGTGGCTTATTCGTCGCCCTTTACTCTAAAGGACCAAGGTCGCTTGCAGTATTTAACGGAAAAGCAATCCGCCGCTGATACCCTGGCCGAGCTACTGATCATGAAGCTGGTCGACGAGAATGGCGATAAGCTGTTCACGATTGAGGATAAGAACGCGCTGCGGAATGATGTCGACGCCAACGTCGTCGCGCGCATTGCCAATCAGGTGATGTCGGGTGATGCCGAGGCGCTCGAAAAAAACTAAGAGAGTCGGCGGACAGGCGATTCCGGTTTGTGCTGGCTGAAAAGCTGGGGATGACCGTATCCCAGCTCGAGGCCGAAATGTCCGTCGATGAGTTTATCGAATGGTCGTTATTCTTCACGATACAAGATGAGGAATATCAGAAGCAGCGCAGCGAGGCGATGAGTGGCAAACCAAACCGTCAAGGTCGTATTTGAAGGCAAGGATCAGACATCCAAAGCCATCAACTCGCTGAAAGGCAATCTCAACCAGGCCAGCAAAGCGGTCGACAAAATCAAAAGCAGCCTGGGCGGCATGGTCGGCGCCCTGGGTGCTGCTGCTGGTGCCGCCGGTTTTGGCTTAATGGCGAAAAGCGCGCTGCAAACTGCTGATGCTCTCGGTAAGACATCACAAAAGCTCGGCGTCACGGCGAACGAGCTTTTCAAATTCCAAACCCAGGCAGAGCTTGCCGGGATATCTAGCGACACCGCAAACATGGCTCTCCAGCGCTTCACCAGGCGCACGGCGGAGGCAGCCATTGGTACCGGCGAGGCGAAGGCCGCGCTCGAGGAGCTGCGGATAAACGCTGACGCGCTGCAACGGCTGCCGCTCTCCGAGCGCATGAAGGTTCTGGCGGACGCATTCTCCGAGGTCGAAAGCCCGGCGGATCGGCTGCGCCTGGCGTTCAAGCTATTCGACTCCGAAGGCGCGGCGATGGTGAATATGCTCGAGGGCGGTCGCGAATCGCTTGAAGAGACTGAAGCCAGGATGCGAGAGCTGGGGATCAGCATCAACAGCCGATCAGCCCCGGCGGTCGAAAACTTCAATGATGCGGTGTTCCTACTCCAGCGGAGAGTTCAGGCCGCAATGATCGACGGGCTCGGCGAGGCAGCTCCGATCATGGAGGATGTCGCGGACAAGCTGGCCGAGATGGCCGTTCCGCTGACCGGGAAGCTGCTGAAAGGTTTTCAGTGGTTATTAAGCAATCTCGATACGATTGTGCGGGGCTTCAAGCTGCTGATCGGCGCCCTGGTCGTGATGAAGGTCGTCCAGTTCACGACGGCGATTCTCGCCCTGGTGAAAGCCCTGGGAGGAATGGCTGCGATCCTGGCGGCGCTAGGTGGACCGATCAGCCTGCTCATTGCAGGAATCGGCGCGCTCGGTGCGGTGATCTACAACTTCCGCAGCGAGATAATGGATTCAGTCGAGGCGCTCGACGATTACCTGGGGATAACGGATAAGGTCAGCAAAGCGGTCAAGTTCTTCAAAGGCATCCTGGGCGATTCCGAGGATCAGGTCGAAGATAATACCGACACGACCAAAAAGGCGACCAAAGAAACCGACAACTTCGAGGAAGCCGTCGACAATCTAAAGGATACGGTCAAGAAAACCGATCCGCCGCTCGAGGGTTTCGGCGATACGGTCGATTATGTGGCGACCGAAGAAATCCGGGCCGCTGCCAGGACTGACGCATTCCGCGAAGCGCTCGAGGATTTGCGCGAAGCTGCGCGGACGGGCGCCGATGATATTGAGGATTTCCAGAAGGAAATCGCCGACTTCGAGAAAACGGTGAACAACACCGAGGCGACGACCGAGGATTTTAATGACGCGCTGCTGAATAGCATCGAAGAGCTGACCGGCGTGACGTTCGAGGCGCGCGCAGTTCGACAGGAAATTGACAAGGTAAAGGCGTCAATAGAAGCTCTCTCCAAAGCCGAGGGCGATTTCAACGACGAGCTGGCTGTTTTGAATCGCCGCCTGGAAGAGCTGGGCGGTGAATTGGTCGAGGCAACTAAGGCAGCGGACGGGCTTACCGCATCGCAGCGCGAGGTGCTGGACGAAGTAAAGAAAACCGAAAATGAAATAAAAGACCTGAATGACAAGCTCGATGATCTAGGCGCGCTTTATAAGAAAGGCGCAATTAGCGCTCGCGAATATCAGATCGCGACTGAGAAAGTAAACGCGGAAATCAAGGAGCTGAACCAGGTCGATTTGACCGAGTTCGAGCGTTCCGTTCGCGATGCATTCGATGGCTCTCCAGTGGAGGAGTTCTTCGACAAGCTCGATCAGGTGACCGGCGGGACCGGCGCCCTGGATTCGCTTGTCAAAGATTTAATCGGAGCTGGCGGCGTCAAGTCGGCAATTGCAAACTGTTTCGGCACTCAGCCCGTGACCAACTTCGAGGAAGCGGTGAAGCGCTTATTCACGGGTTCTGGTTCAGCACTGGGCGGCTTCGGTGCGGCCCTGGGCAATCTTACATCCGCGCTCGGCGGATTCTTCTCTGGCGCTCTCTCGAGCTTTTCATCGTTCAAAGATGCAGTGGTCAGAACACTCGAGCAGATCGCGGCGGCTGCCATTGCATCGGTCGGGATTAGCTTTCTGAAAAACCTGATCCCAGGGCTGCGTGATGGCGGCATGGTGGAAGGTTTTGCAACGGGTGGACAGGTAAGCGGCCCAGGCGGCCCGACGGCTGACCGGGTTCCTGCAATGCTCTCCGATGGCGAATATGTGATTCGCGCCAGCTCGGTAAATAAGTTCGGCGCCAGGTTCTTCGATGCGCTGAATTCCGGGCGGCTGCCCAAGTTCGCACTCGGCGGATTGTTTGGCGGCACTTACGGCTCAATCGATAATTTTGACTGGTTCGAGCTTTTCCGAACCTATTTCGGACCCGGCGATGTTTCGGGTACTGAAGGTCTCGCCCAGGGTATCGCGAACGTCGTGAATACAATTTTGACGACAATGGAAACATTCCAGACCGCGATCAAAACCGGGGTCGTGGATGCGATCAATGCGGTCACCGATGAAATGTTCGGCGGCAAGCCTACATTCACGGTCGACTATGTGACCGAGATCATCGACAAGATTCTCGAAGGTGTTTTCGACAAGCTGGTCGAAATCGCTGAAAAGGGCGACGTGATCAATACGGAAGGCAATATCTTCGACCGCATCCGAGAGGCCATATTCAAGGGTGGCACATTCCCTAATGTGAGCGATGAATTTTCTGGCCCATTCCAGCAATCAATGATCGATGAGCTGATCAGGATGATCAGCAATCTTCAAAGCATGATCTTAAATTTTAGTTTCGACGATCATGTCAAAAAGCTATTCAATCGCGCCGATGGCGTGGTCGGCGGCAGCCTTTACTTGCAGGGCCGCCAGTTCGGCGGGCCGCTTGAGCGCGGCCAGGCATCGATGGTCGGCGAGGATGGCCCGGAGCTGTTTATCCCAAACCGAGGCGGCACGGTCTCACCAATCAAGGGTAATAGCGTCGATTTGCAGCAGTCCATCAATGATATGAAAGACGAGATCGTCATGCTGCGGCGACAACTATCGAGAGAGCTGAGTGGTCGACGACCCGCTGGGGTCCGATAATGGCGGTCGCAACTACGCTCGCGGAGCTGGTCGCAAAGAGAAACGTCCAGCTCTCATATATCGCTATTCTGAAGCCCTATGATGTCAGCGGCGCGACCGAGCTGACGCTCTACTATTCCGACAGCGGTTTCGTCACTGAACCCGGCGATACTCCGGCGAATCAGTATTTCGACCCGCGCCTGGTCGAGCCGATCACGTTTTCGCGCACTATGTTCAGCAGCGGCAGGGTCGGCGGATTCTCGCGCCCAGGTTATGGCAACCTGATCCTATCTAACGGCGACGGCGAGCTGGACGACTTCGCCGGGTACGCCTGGGATAGTCGATCAGTCGAGGTGCGGGTCGGCGAGTTCGGGGCCGGGATTTCCAATTTCTTCACCATATTCAAAGGCGAATCGAAAACCATCGAGTTCGATGACGAAACCGTCGAGGTCGTTCTGCGGGACAACCAGGAAGATTTCGCCATCGAATTCCCGCCGAATGTTTATACCGATGTCGCGCTCTCGGCGAATGTCCTGGGAACGCCGATCCCGCTATGTTTTGGCGAGGTCAGGAATATCGAGCCGGTTCTGATCGATTCGACGAATCGGGTTTACCAGGTGAACGACGGAGAAATCAACGCCGTCTCGGCTGTTTATGAGGGCGGTGTCGCGCTAACGCTGACGACCGACTACACGGTCGACCTGACGAACGGGAAAATCACACTGGTCGCAGCTCCGACCGGGATCATCACGGCGGACATCCAGGGATATGTCGACAGCGGCAGCACTTACTTAACCAGCGCGGCGGACATTGCCAGAGAGATCGTCACGACTTACGGCGGCCTGGCTGATCCTGGCGACCTGGATACGGCATCCCTGACGGCGATGAACACTGCCAACAATTCGACAATCGGGATATATGTCAAAGATTCGACAACGATCCTCGAGGTGCTGGATCAGATAGCCAACACCGTCGGCGCGTTTTATGGATTCAACCGGGACGGCAAATTCCAAATGGCGCGCGTGGAGCTGGCGACCGGGACGGCTGATGCCGAGTTCGATCTGACCAATATCATCGAGGTGCAGCGCCAATCGTCGGCAACCCCGAACCACCGGGTTCGCGTCGGGTATGACAAAAACTATCGAGTGATGAGCGAGAGCGATTTCGGGGCATCGGTCACGACCGCGCAGCGGGATTACCTGGTCCGGGAAATGCTCTTCGAGTCAGACAACACCGCGAGCATTCGCACGATTTACCCGAATTCCGAGGAGCTGGTCGTCCCGGCGTTATTCTCGGCGTCCAGCGCTGCCAGCACTGAGGCGACCCGCCTGCTGGCCTTGTACGGCTCGCAGCGAGACTTTTACACGATCAGGGTCAAGACGCAGCCCTACACGCTAAAGCTGAATGACATCGTGCAGATCGCGTTTGATCGGTATAATCTGACCAGCGGCAAGAAATTCCGCGTTATCACGATCACCGAGGATGCGGCATCGAACGAAGTCGAATTGGAGCTGTGGGGCTAAATGGCTGAAAACATTATCATTTCCGCGAATAACTACGTCGACACGGCCTCGAGCATTACGGCGGATTCGGCTGCGGCATCGCTGCCGGTCACAAATCTCCAGGACTTGCAGATCGTGAAAGTATGGCGCACCAGTAGCGCGACCAGCGCCCAGATCGATCTCGACTTCGGTTCGCAGAAGATCATGGATTTTTTCGCGCTGATCGCTCACAACCTGACGACATCGGCGACCGTGCGCTGGCGCTTATCGAATGACAACTTTTCGACGTTTATCTATGACTCGGGCGAGATTAGCGCCTGGGCGCCCATCGAAGGATTCGGCGGATCGCCCTGGGGCGTTTTCACCTGGGGCGGATTGCCGACGGCTGAATTGATTAGTCTCTACAATGCCAGTACGTTCAATCTGCTGGCATCACCGCAGATCGCGAGATATTTGCGCCTGGATATTAGCGATTCGACTAATTCCGATGGCTATGTCGAGGCCGGGCGCCTGATAGCAGGACCGGCATATCAGCCGACGATCAACTACGCGAACGGCGTCGAGATCGAATTCGTCGATGATTCCAGGGTGACGAAATCACGCGGCGGCCAGGTGTTTGTCGATGAGGTCCGCAAATATCGGCGGATCACGTTCGATCTGATTCATCTGCCCGAGAGCGAGATATTCCAAAACGTATTCAACGCCATCGACCGGGTGAAAGGCGTATCGAAAGATGTCCTGGTCATTCCGCAGCCGAGCGATTCGTCGACCTGGCTGACGCAAAACATTTATGGGCGGGTCGCGGAGATCGGTGCCATCGAAAACACAACGCTGTCGCGATATAGTCGCACCATGACAATCGAGGAAATAATCTAATGGCTTTCCCTGTTACTTTAAACGGCGTCACCTATACGCTGGCGAATTTCGAGGGCTTGAATTACGTCGAAGGATTCCCCGATGCGCTCGAGGATTTTGTTACTGAGGCAGGCACTCAGGTCTCGGCGGCTGCCACCAGCGCAACAAATGCGGCGACCAGCGAAACGAATGCAGCATCTAGCGCGACCGCTGCCGCGAGCAGCGCAACCGCAGCGGCGGCATCTGCTACGGCTGCCCAGGCATCACTCGACGCAATCGAGGGGCTTTACCTGGGCGCGCAGTCGAGCGACCCGACGGTCGACCTAAATGGCGACGCGCTGACCGCTGGCGATTGGTATTTCAACACTCCAGCCGGGGCCGTCAAAATCTACGATGGATCGGCATGGGTGACGATCACATCGCTCACTTTCGAGCTGGTGGATGACACCACGCCGCAGCTCGGCGGTAATCTGGATTTGAATGGGAATAATGTGGGCGGAGTAACACCGACGGAATTGGGATATGTATCCGGCGTTACTTCTTCGATACAAACTCAGCTCGATTCCAAGGTCGGAGCTAACTACACAGGTGACGTAGACATCACAGGCGAATTGCTGGTTGATAGTTACAACGAGACTTTTAAGCAGGTTTCTAGTGCTTCGTCTTACACCGGCTACCAATTAGGTAGCGCATCTTATATTCAGAATTTTTCAGTAAGCTCTCAAGACAATATTCCGCTTGATGTAGCATTCAACAGCGACGGAACAAAAATGTTTGTGGTCGGTAGTACCAACGACAGTGTATATGAATATGATTTAAGCACTGCATTTGATATTTCTACGGCTTCTTATTCTCAATCTTTTTCTGTTACGTCTCAAGACACTGCGCCATACGGACTAGATTTTAATACCGATGGAACCAAGATGTTTATTTTGGGCGGTACCAATGATGCGGTCTTTGAATATGATTTAAGCACTGGCTTTGATATAAGCACAGCATCTTATTCTCAGAATTTTTCTTTAACATCTCAATCGTCAACAATGATTGGCCAAGGCTTTAGTCCTGACGGAACCAGAATGTACACCATCGACGTTACTTCCGACGCTGTATGGCAATATAATTTATCTACTGGTTTTGATGTAAGCACTGCATCTTATATTCGCAACTTTTCTGTAGGGGCTCAAGATACGTCTCCACATGATGTAACCTTTAATGACGATGGGACTAAAATGTACGTCGTCGGTAATACTGGTGATGATATTATTGAGTATGCTTTAACTACTGGTTTTGAAATTAATACTGCATCTTATGTTCAAAATCTTTCTGTATTTGCTCAAGACGCTTCTCCTGTTGCAGTAAAATTTAATAACGACGGTACTAAAATGTTTGTTGTTGGCGAAGCGAGCGATCAAATACTTGAGTATTACACAAGAGTTCCATCCTACAGCACAACCTTTGACTGCGAAGCCGCTAACGTTTTTGAAACTGTCCTAGACAACAATACCACCGTGGTTTTTAGCAACCCGCCAGCGGCAGGGACAGCCACGGACAGCACAGCCTACGCAATGTCACTCAAGGTTGTCCAAGACTCTGGAGCCTCTGGGTACACTGTAACGTGGCCTACGTCTGTTGATTGGCCTAGTGCTACAGCGCCTACCCTGACAGCTACAGCGTCTGCTGTGGATCAATTCGTGTTCTACACATACGACGGTGGAACAACTTGGTACGGGTTTACAGCGGGGCAAGCACTAGGATGAGTGTAGGTAGGTTTTTACAACAGGCGGCGGCTGGTGCTGAATTAGTTGAGCCATTATATGTTTCTTATACAGATAGAAATTCTGGGACTTATCTTTACAGTATAAACGAAAGTACAGATGCGATTACTGCAATCTCTACTCCAAACACATCATTTCGAGGAATAGCGTTTTCAACTGATTCAAAATATGTGTTTTGCGTTAATAGCACTTATACAGCCGTAGAAATAAGAAATTTTGATGCGTTGACTGGAACCATTGGATCGTTGATTGCAACAACATCGGCGGTTACGGCAGCAAGCGGATGCCAGATAAAAACCAACCGTGCGGCGCTTAATGATGTGGGAAAACATCAATTTGTTTTTTATACGGACAACGCTTATATCTATGAGTTTGACGGATCAAGCGTAACACTTAAAAGCACTTGGTCGCCCGGAGGCAATTTTAGAAGTATAAATTTCAGTAGAGATGGCGCATATATTTGCAGGGGTGCGTATAACGTTGGGGTAGTGTATGGACCTTACTCAACATCAACGGGAACGGTTGGGACGACAATTACATGGAACGGTGATGCGTCTCAGCATACTTGTTTTAGTCAGGGCTCGGGTTGGTTGATAAATACTGTCAATATACGAACAAGGATTTTTGCTTACGGCGCAACAAGCGGTTTTGTAAGCAGCGCCACGGGTGGCTCTACAGGTTGCGATTGTAATGTTGATGGGCTACTGGCAGTTCACCAAGGTGTTAGCTTATTCAATGAGTCAACCGGAGGAACCAGCGCCGGAGCAACGCTTCCAAATTGCCCTGCGGCTCTTAGAGTGGAACACGCAGTATCAGACTCAAACAATGTAAATTCCAATATTAGATATGTTTTGGCTGGTTCATACGATGGCGGCGACAGAATTTACAAGGTTGATATTACAACGTCGCCAACCGTTACGGTGACTGATCTAGGGACTTTGACAGGTCAGGTTTTTCAAGCGAATGATTTGAATTTTAGTAGGTGAAAAAATGAGCGTATATCGCATTAGGTCAACGGGTGACGTTAAAACTCAAGGCGAAATCCGAAAGATGCATCCAAATGTCTCATTGCCGAAGATATGGGGCGAAAATGTGCATGAGGCGCTAGGAATTGATCCCGTATTGCCGTCTCTTCAGCCCGATGCTAGCGGGCCGTATAAAACCATCGCCCGCGATGGCGTCGAGCAGGACGCGAATGGGAATTGGGTCTACGCCTGGACCGAGCGCGAAATGTTTACCGAATACACCGACGACGATGGCGTCACTCATTCGGTGGCGGATCAGCAGGCGGCGTATGACGCGGAAAATACTGCAAAGCTGTCTGCTGATGAACGGGCAAAGCGCGACGATCTGCTCAAGGAAACCGATCACTATGGTCTCTCCGATGTCACCATGTCGGACGAAATGACGGCATACCGCCAGGCACTTCGCGATGTTCCGCAGCAGGAAGGATTCCCCAGCACGATCACCTGGCCCACTAAACCCGAGTGATATGAATGGATCCGCTTTCCCTGGTCGCAATAGCCTCGAGCGCATTCAAGGGGCTCGAGGTTCTTGTCAGCAGGGGCGCGGAAATTGAACACGTCGCAAAAAAGCTCGGGCACTGGTACGGCCTGGTCGCGGACATAAAGGAAGCCGAGAAGGAAGCCGAAAACCCGCCGATCTTCAAAAAGCTATTCGATGGCGAATCAGTAGAGCAGCAGGCGCTCAACGCCATCATCGCCAAAAAGAAAACCGAGGAAATGGAGAAACAGGTCCGGGAGCTGATCATCTGGGCATACGGCGATGAAACCTACAAAGAAATGATGGCGATGCGGCGGGAGATACGCGCCAGGCGCGAGGCGACGATCTACAAGCAGCGGCGCAAACAGCGCTTGATGATCGACATCGCTGCAATCATTATTGGGCTTATGGTATCCGGGGGCGTCATTTGGACGGTCTTTTCACTAGTAAAAGGAGCAAGGTAAATGAAAGCAATCGCAGCAATCCTGGCGGTATTTGTATCCGGCGCGTCAGCGCAGACGGTCATTTATTACGAGGATGGCACGACCTACACCGTGCAGCCGAATGAAAATGTGTATGTCGAGACGGCGAAAAAAATGTACCGCAAAAAGAGCTATAAGAACGGGAACGAATATTTCACGCACACCACACCGAGCGAGAAAGTCGATTATGAGCCGGAAGCTCACGAGGGTATGGAGCCGGGTTCTGATGAATGGTGCGAGGCATACGCGCCCCACCTATACGCCAACGGTTTCACATTCGACGATCAGCTATATCTGAGAGCTTGCGTTGACTGATCGAATCGGCACTTTGTTCGTCGCTGCGGCGTGGATCATGGTGGTCCCGATCTTCTTCCTGGTCGGGATCGCCATTGGCTTTTCCGCGCTACTGTGATTTGACGTTCGAGCTGGTACAATTAGCGAAATTTTGGGGGGCTTGGGAACATGGTCGACGAATCGACGAAACAGGTGGTTGATGTACTTAGCGTCGGCACAATGCTCGGGTCTCTGGGCTCCATCTTGCCCCCCGTGGCGGCTTTATTCACGATCATCTGGACCGGCATCAGGATATACGAAACCGATACGGTCCAGGCGCTAGTGAAGAAAAAGGACGATCCACCAGAGGAAAGCTGATGTCCTGGCTGGGTAAGTTATTCGGGGGCGATGGCGCTGCCAGCTCAATCATTGATCAGACATTCGGGCTGATCGATAAATCTTTCTATACCAAGCAGGAGCAGGGTGAGGCGCTGATGAGGGCCGAATCCGACGCTCGCCAGATGACAATCAAATGGCTGGAATCGACCAGCGGCTCCAGGCTCGCACGGCGCGTGATCGCTTTCTCGATCACTGGCACCTGGCTCTTTATGTTTATGGCTGCGACGGCAAGCTCCCTGGTTTCGATATGGGTCGGCGATATCGCAGCGGACAAGCTGGCGCAAAGCACTGAGATTCTGGACGGTCGGATCGAGACAATGACTCCGGCGGTCATGCTGATCCTGGGCTTTTATTTCGCGGCGCCCTACATGGGCGACCTGGCGAAAGGCGCGCTCCAAAAATTCGGGAACGCTCAGAAATGACGGCAGGCGTCGACTTCAAAGTATTAACGAAATGGCTCGAGCTTGATGAAGGCTGCAAGCTCAAGCCCTACTATTGCACCAGCGGGAAGCTCACAATCGGCGTCGGTCGAAACCTGGAAGATACCGGGATCACCAAAGCCGAGGCGCAATTCATGCTCGAGGGCGACATTGTGCGCCTCATGCGCGAGCTGGATGAGCTGTTTCCCGAGTGGCGCGATCTCAGCGAGACCAGGCAAATGGTCGTGCTGAATATGGCTTTCAATCTGGGGACGTTCGGCTTTCTCAACTTCAAGCGAACCATCGGGTACATACGCGATGAAAGATTCGCCGAGGCAGCGGACGAAATGTTGCGGTCTGAATGGGCCGAGCAAGTGGGGGCAAGGGCGAAAAGACTCTCGGACGCTATGAGGGAGGATAAACCGCCCGTTTAAAATCTGATCGGGTCAGCGAAACAGGCCCGGAAATCCAGGGCCGCGTATTATTTCACCGGGAAGCCGTGCAAATTCGGCCACCTGGCGCCTCGCTACACTTCAAACAAATGCTGCTCGACTTGCGACGCGCTCAAGCGCACCGGCATGAGCCCAGCGGATCGCGAGGAGCTGCGCGCGTATTGGCGGGATTATGACCGCAGGCGCGGCTCCCGGAACGATTACTGGCGAGAGCATTACCACAAAAATTCGTTCTATCTTTACGCTGCCCGATATGTACGCCCGAAATACAAGGCGACGCACCGACGCTCAAAAGAAAGGCGACGGCTTTACATTGAGCAGGCGAATATCCTGCGCGACAATAATCTGGTCCAGGCGGATATCGAGGCCATTTACTGCCAGGCGCGCGCGGTCACTGCTGAGACCGGAATCACGCACTCAGTCGATCACATTGTTCCGCTGCGCGGCGAGATGGTTTGCGGCCTTCACGTCCCCTGGAATATGCAAATTCTGACGGCTCGGGAAAACTCGATAAAAGGCAATCGCTGGGATGATTAAGTTAAAAACGGAGCAGGGTGATCTATATATCCGGGCTGGGGAAGTTCTGATGCTGCTGCCCGAGCGCGGTCGTCCTGGCTGCTCAATGATTTACACGCAGCTCTTTCCCGATGGCTTATCGATTGATATGTCCACCGAGGAAATACTCGAGGAGCTTAATGGCGCGGAAGAGTGGGAATTCGAGCTGATCGAGGATGATGAAGAGGAATAAAAAAGCCCGGTGGTTGCGGCACCGGGCATAGGACTTTTAGGAGTCTGACCGCCAAAGGGTAAACGGTCAGTTTAGAGATTACTCTTAATTTTCAAGGTTTTCAAACGGATCGTGCGCGCCTCTTTCGCAGCGACTACGCGCTCCGGCTGCGCTTTGTAATGCCGCACCGGCCATTCGACTCCATATTTCCCGGCCTGCCCGAGCGTGGCGTCGCCCATCGCGGTCATCACTTTCAGCTCCAGCTCGGCAATTTCATCCTCGAGCTGGCGGCGGTGATCGCGCAGCAGCTCCAGATGATAGACATCATTCTCGAGGCCGTTCAGCTCGACTGGGGTTTCGCTCTTTTCTGCTGGCGGGATCGCGGCGTCGTCGATGTTGACCGGCGCAAACCAATCTTCGGCAGCAACCCGGCGCCGGAAGTCGGCACAAATCTCGGTGATCTCGGCCTGGATGTCCGGGTCGGCAGGGATGACCGTGATCCGGCGCTCAATGCCCCGATGCAGCGTGACAATGATCCCGGCGCTCGCACCGGTCGCCATCATCTGCGCCTGGAGCTGGATCGGGCCGCGATATAGCGGAATATCATCGCTCGGCGGTGCGGTCGTGACCTTGCACTCGATAGGGATGCGCCCCTGGAGCGTGATTTCATCGCTGCCGTGAATCTTGACGATACCATTGTCCTGGACGCGGACGGGTTCATCGATCTCCACAATGCCGTCGCAGCTCACCTGAAAATCGTCGAGCTTAATGACCGGCGGCGAAAGCTCCGCCTGCGGGATGTGCAAATGCGCGCAGCAATCGCGGATCAACACCGGCTCGAGCAGATTGCCAACGATGCCTGGCTCCCCGATATCGTAATCCGGCAGCGGACCCGACTGCGCCTCGATAGATTTCCGCAGCTCATCGTTCGGCGTGGACCAGGGATGCGGAATCCCATGTCGCCAGCAATAAAGAACCGGGATGCGCGATCCCGACATTTTGGTGTCGTCTGATAATTTGCCGACCATGTGGCCCCCTGTTTAAAAATTTGACACTCGCCCATAATAGGCATTACGCTCGGCCTGTCAATTACTAAGGGGGACGACATGACCCTGGAAGAGATCATCGCAACATTCGGCGGAGTATCGCAGACCGCTCGAGCCCTGGGCGTTACCAGGCAAACCATTTATCACTGGCGGCGGAAGGGCGACATTCCCGAGGCGCGGCGCATCCAGGCGGAGGTGATCATTGGCCGATCAGACTAATCGCTTCGGGCACCTGGTCGACAACTTTTTCCTGTTGTTCGTCGGCCTGCGCTTGGCGGAGATCATCACCTGGTCGTGGTGGTGGGTAACTGCGCCGCTATGGGGTTCGTTATTGATCGGCTTTCTGGTCGCATTCGGGCAGAGCTGGCACAAGCAAACGAAGCGCAATCGATGGATAAAGATGAAACAGCAAAAGGCGGAGCGTGATGCGAGTGTCGCTGACGAGTGACGAAATTTTCCTGGCAGCGACGGCGGGCGTGATCCGCCGGATGCGCGGCATCAGCGGAAAGCTCGATAAAAACCAGCATGGGCTGCCGGACAACGCGCCTCGATGGGAAAACGATATCGAGGGCGCCCTGGCTGAGTCAGCGCTCGCGAAAGCCCTGGGACAGTATTGGCGGGGAGCGGGTCCGCTCGATGAGCGGCACCATCCAGACGTGGCGGATTTTGATGTTCGCGCGACTAAATACGAAAACGGACATTTGATCATCCACCCGGACGACGCAAACAAGCGACGGTTTTACCTGGTGACGGGATCAGACGGCGAATATCGAATCGCCGGGTGGTGTTATGGCGAGGAAGGCAAGCGAGAGCGCTGGTGGCGCGATCCGACCGGGAAGGGTCGCCCGGCATTCTTTGTACCGCAATCGGAGCTGAGAGCATTTAATGGGAAGTAGAAGCCGCAACAAAGGCGCCGCTGGCGAGCGAGAGCTGATCCTCGAGATCGAGCAGTGGACCGGCATCCGCCTCGAGCGGAATCTCTCGCAGGCATTCGGCGGCGGTCACGATCTGATCGGGCTCGATCATTGGGCGATTGAATGCAAGCGATACCGCGAGATCACAAACGCGGACAAAAAAGAATTTTGGGAACAAGCGGTAAAGCAAGCGCTGAAGGTGCGGAAGGTTCCGGCGGTTTGCTTCCGGGCTGACCGGCAGCCCTGGCGGGTGCTGGTTCCCTACCCGACCGACCTATATCGGCTCGAGGATTTTAGACGCTCGGCGGAAGTATCGCTCGAGCTTTTTTGTGGACTGATAACGGAGAAGATATTGTGAAAGAAAGCGATCAATTTAAAAAAATAGCCGAAGGTTTGGCGAAGCGAGTCGAGTCTGCGGCCATCACGCCAGGCTACATTTCGATGTCTGATCGAGACATTGACAGGCTCAAGGAGAAATTAGCTAAACGGCTACGGGATACGATGATGTTTTGCATTGAGCAATATGGCGGCAAGAATCCGGCGACCATAAAAAGTTTGGCGGAATCATCAGAAGAGCAGGAATTCGGCCTCATGCTGGAAATCGAGACCTATTTTGCGGATCGGTTTGAGGTGATGCAAAAAGCCGGAGATCAGAAAACGGAGGCGGTTCGCGTCAAAAATGAAAAGGGGGGTACGATCCAATGAAACTTTCCGAGATAACAAAGGGGGGCGCCATTCAACCGCCCAGGGTTTTGATTTATGGACCCGCAGGCGTCGGGAAAACGACGTTCGCAGCCAGCGCGAAAAACCCGATCTTTCTGCCCATCGAGGATGGGCTCGGGCGGATAGAAGTCGACGCATTCCCCAGGCCGAAAAACTACGCCGAGGTGCGCGCAGCGCTCGATGAGCTGATCAACGAAAATCACGACTATCGGACCCTGGTGATCGATTCTCTGGATTGGCTCGAGCCGCTGATCTGGGCGCACACTTGCGAGCAGAACAAATGGCAGAGCATCGAGCAGCCGGGCTATGGTCGCGGATACGTCGAGGCGCTGCGCTACTGGCGGGAATTCCTGGATCGCGCCAACTATCTGCGCGACGCGAAGAAAATGGCCTGCGTGATGATCGGGCATTCAGCGATCAAGCGATTCGAGGCGCCCGACGCCGAGGCATTCGACCGCTATGTGATCAAACTCCAGGCGAAAGCCTGCGACCTGGTATCCGAGCATTCGGACGCGATCTTATTCGCAAACCAGCGCTATTCGACGATCAAAACTGAGGATCGGGGTCGCACAAGGACGCGCGGCACCGGCCAAGGGGATCGCGTCATGTACACCGAAGAGCGCCCGGCCTGGGTCGCGAAAAACCGCTACGGGCTGCCGCCAGAGATGGCGCTCGATTGGGCCGAATTCGCGGGTGCGCTCAAGAAATGAGCGAACAGGTATATCGCCCCTGGGCGGACAATCCACCTACCGAGGCAGAGCTGGGGGAGACCCTGGTCCTGCTATGGGATCATCATCCGCCGGTTTTTTGTATCGCGCGGATCGTCAAGACACGCGGCGAATTCACAATCGCTGCGTCGGTCGCTGACTTCAAGCGGCTGTTTCACCTGGGGCTCGATCCGATGAGCCCTGATTTTTGGACTTACTACCCGAAAGGGGGGAGCGTAAAAAATGGCATTTAATGCAAGCGATTGGGCAGGAGAAGGCAGCGGGATCGAGCTTAAAGAGGGCTGGACCCCGGCGGTCATCGATGAGGTCGTCCAGAAAACCAGCGGAGCCGGGAATCAGTACGTCTCGGTTCGGTTCAGCTTGACCGAATACAACGGCAAAAAGCTCTGGGAAAATCTCAATGTCTGCCATCCGAAGGAAAACGTGCGCGAGATTGCTTACCGCATCCTGGCGAACATGATGAACGCCGTCGGGATCAATTCGATCCAGGACGAGAAAAACCCCGGCGAGCTGCAAATGCACGAGCTGCGGATTCTCGTTGGCCGCGACAGGGACGGTGATTGGGCCGTCAAGGCGTTTGAACCCAAGCAAGGGTCAGGGGTAGCCCCCGAGTTTAGAACGCCACCAGCGGCCTCTCCGGCGCCTACAGCGGTATCTGACGAGGATATCCCCTTCTGATGAATGGCGACCCGTCTCGGGTCGCTGATGCTCTGGGGTTAAGGCGGGTCGGTTCCGAATATAAGGGGCCGTGCCCGATCTGCGGCGGAACGGACCGATTCCACGTTAAAGCGGGTCGATCCGCCGACTTTCTGGTTCACTGTCGTCACGGCTGCTCATACAGCGATCTCGCGAGAGAGCTGGAGAGCCGGGGGATAGTCGACCGCGACGATTACGTCGCCCCAACGCATCGGCGAGCCGATCTCGAGCTGGCTGACCACATAATCCTGGTCATGCAAGGCGCCGCGCTACGCGGCGAGACAATAAGCCAGAGTGACCGCCAGGCGGTCGCGCTGTTAATAACAAAAGTGGATGAGGGGAGAGGCGCGCGGCTGCGCGCGTTACGGGACAAGTTAGGGGGAAATAGTGGACTATCAAAAGGATGAATTTTTCTGGGATCGAATGGCCGCGAGCAAGCTCGGGCAATTCAATCCGAACGAACCGTGGGACATGAAGATAAAGCAGCCGGAATGGCTGCTCGATAAACTGATCCCAGCAAGATCGATTGGCATGGTCTACGGGCCGAGCAATAGCGGGAAGTCGCATATCATCTGCGATCTGATCTCGGTGCTGCTGCACGGTAAGACCGAGTGGCTGGGCCGAGAGATCAAGCCCGGTCATGTGCTGATGTTCAGCGAGAGCCTGGGACATATCCAGGCGCGAATGAAGGCGTATATCAGCGCGGTCCCTGGCGAGCTGGAGTTTAAATTCTACTCGCTGCCGAATCTGTCGCTCGATATCCGCGATATTGATCTGCTCCAGGCGTGGATTGCATCGATGGAGCATCCGCCGACGACGCTCATATTCGACACGCTGGCGACGGCTTTCTCATTCGATGAGAATGACAACCGGGAGGCGTCGAAGCTGATCGCTGCGCTCGAGAGCAAGATACTCCCGCTGCTGCCGCCGATCTGCACCATCATCATCGTGCATCACACCAGCAAGGTGTCGGAAGGAAAATCCGCCAGGGGCGCGTCCGCGCTGATCGGTAACATCGATTACTCGATCAATGTCATGTATGACAAAAAGCAAAACCTGACGATTGCGAGCTGGGAAAAGGATCGCTGGCGCCTGGTTGAAGAGCCGCCGGTCTGGGCTGGCACCATGCACCGCGTCCCGGTCGAGTTCGAGAATGGCAGCGCTGATATTTCTATCCTGGATTGGAGGCCGCACGATACCGAGGCAGCCGAGCTGGCCGAGCGCCTGGCGGAAGAGATAAAGAACCAGAACATTCGCGAGGAAGTCGCTGACCTGATTGATAAAAATATCGGGGGATATGTTCACACTCACCGGACGCTGCGCGCGCCGTCGGAGCTGAACCCCATCGGATTCGATGCGAAGTTCAACAACAAGCGACAGGAAATCTACGATTTCATTCGCGAGAAGTATGACACCGCTGACGTGATCAGCTCGCGCGGCAACATCACCGGGTTCACCGTAATTGGCAAAAAACAATGATGATGACGACAACCCCCCCCTATATAAAAAGAGTCGTCGTCATCATCATTTTTCAAGGCACACTAAGCAGGGGCTTTATTGATCCCCTGCGCCCTTGGGGGGCGCTAGGGGAGTCAACAAATCCTAGTCCTGCAAGTAGTGCCTAGAACCCCGGCGCGATGGCACTCGACGTTAATACAATCGCCGTCATCAAAGCGCTCGACGAAGCGGTCGGGCGGTCGGTGAGCTATACCGAAATCCGGTTCATGTACTTGCATTACGGCGGAGAGCGGCGGCGCCTGGCTGAAAGATTGGAGGCCGTCGTCGCGCGGTATCCGAGCTGCGTCGCCTGGGATATGCGGGTCGGCAGCGACCGCAGACTCGAGACCTGGGTGCGCGTCGATAAGGCCATCGGGCCGGTCTGAAACTACTGTATGAATTAACAGTGTAAAAAAACTTTACATGGGGAGGGGAGGGGAGTAGATTTAACCACATGGCCGGGGTGGTCCTGGCCGCAAAGGGAGAAAACGAAATGATTACTATCTACCACGCAAGCAAAGAAATTTTTAGCGATTCATCATGGTTCGGTTATGAGGGCATCGGTTTGAGCATGGAGGAGATCATCGTCAAGTTTCAGAGCGGTGAATACTTCAAGGCTGGAGAGCTGAACACCAACGACCTGGACGCGGCGTATGGTGCGAGTCAAAACCTGGTTAGCGGCTGGGGCGATGGCAAGCAGCGGTCGACATCCGTCGGCGACATCATCGAAAACGATGAGGGTTTTCATATCGTAGACCGAGCCGGTTTTCTTCAAATCATCAACAAGGGCGCCGCGTAAGCGGCCCCGACCAAAGGGAGAGAATAAAATGATGAATATCGGAGAGCATTGGGTCGCCCTGGCGGTTGTCGCCCTGGTCGCTGCGTTTGGTTTCGCTGGCGACGGTGACCTGGCGGAAGCTGAGCGGCAGCAGGCGGAATACTGCGCGAACGTCGAGGCCGATGCCTGGCCCGACTATCGCGGGATATATGCGGAGGTTTGTGAGTGAGATTGTGCAGAGAATGTGGCCGCGTTGACGGCCACCATCCACACTGTCCAGAATATGATGATCGGGATTTTGTCGATGACGAGCCCGATTGTTTTGATGAGTATCGCGAACAACGAGAGAGGGATCAGGATGTATGTCAGCGGAGAGATTGAAAAGGTTTTGGCATTTATGGATAGCGAGGATTGCGATATTGCAATCAGAGCAGCGCATACGATGGCGGAAAGATTCCGCGAGGATATGGCGATCACTCAAGACCTGGCGGTCGTTAAACTCTCAGAATGCAGAGAGCCGCCGCTGGAGATTGTCACGTTCAAAGGGAGACTGAACAATGACTGATCTGGTCAACTCGCCCGAGCATTACAGGACCGGCGACATCGAGTGCATTGCAGCCATCGAGGCAGCGATGACTCCCGAGGAGTTCGCCGGGTATCTACGCGGTAACATCATCAAATATATCTGGCGTTACGATAAGAAACATCGCGACGACCTGGCGCTCGCGCAGCGCGATCTTGAGAAAGCGCAATGGTATCTCCACCGGCTGCTGCACTTCCGAATTAAAAAATGGGGGGTGGGGGGTGCCGACCCCGGCTGATATCATTAGTATCCCCCCCCTACCTGGACGCGCGCCATGATCAAAGCCAGCTCTGACCTGACGAAGCTGCAAAAGAAGCTGCCGAAGATTCGCAAGAAGCTGATGTATGCCGAGAGCGAAGCGCTTAACCAGACGGCGAACATCGCAGCGAAAGCGCAGCGCGCTCAGGCTGCAAAAGTATTTGATCGGGCTACCCCCTTCCTGCTCAACGGAATTTTTAATCCGCGCGGCAAGCTGGGGTTCATCGGGGTATTCTCCCGGTTCAATACCCTGCGAGCCGAGCTGATACCTGGCGCGCCTCGAGGCCAGTTTCGCGCTGGCGGTGAAAGGATCAACAAGGTCATCGCCCTGCAAGCGCTCGGCGGAACCAGGACGCCACCGAAGCGCGCACTGCCAGTCCCCACACTCAAGGCGAGAAAAAATAAATATGGGAATCTATCCCAGACGTACATCAGGACATTGTTGTCCAAGCCAAACCATGTGCAGCTCGGCGCTCGGGATGGGGTAGCGCCGGGGATATACCGGCGGGAGCGTAATGGTCGACTCTCCCTGATAGTGGCATGGGAACCCCGCACTCGATACAAGGCGATTTTCCCGTATTACCAGATCGCAGAAGGCGTTTTCCGCAATAACTTCGACAAGCAATTCGATAAGGCATTCGAGTCGGAAATGTCCCGAATCACATGATCACGCGGCTCTGGAGCGCCCTGGAGCGGCCCAGGGGGGCGGGTGGCAAAAGGTACTATCACACAAAATGCACGCGGGTGATTCGCGAGA